GACGGCACTAAGTACAGCGGCACGGTTGCCTCAGTAAACAGGTCAACGATAGTAACGCCGCCTTCCTTGGTGATAGTCTCCGTTCCTGCGGTTCGAGGGTCAATGTACCGCTCGGTAATCTCCTCCCGCTTGTCTCCGTACGCTTCAAGGCCCCAAATCAACTCTGAGTACTCGTTTACGCCTCTCCCTGCACCAGCCCGTTGCGCCGGCCCGGGGCGCCCATCCGGCTTGTCGCTTGGCAAAGCCCACTCACCGTAGCTTTGATCCGGCCACTCCCGGTAAACCCACAGCACCCCATCCTCATCCACCCTGCCCCAAAGCATAAACCAGTTCCGCGCTCCAGCAGGGTCAATAGCCATGTAGTTGGTCCCCTCCGGCACCTTCTCCAGCACATCCTCCTTGAAGATGTTAATCTCCCCAAAGAACGGAAACTCGGTTCCAGCCGTCTGATCCGCCCAGCCGTAAGCTCGAATCTTCAAGTCATGAGAGCTGCGCCCCTTCAACTCCTGCTTCATCCGCTCCCAGTTGTTGTACGGGTTCAGCTTCGAGTGAAACCAAATACAAGCGTGCCGGCCGTAAATGTTCTCCGCCATGTACGGCATGTTCCCGGCAGGAACACCCAAGACGTTGTTGTTGGGCAAAAGCTCACTCTCCTTCCAGTGCGTGATTTTTGCCGAGTTGATGTAATCCTTCACCGTCTGCGTGTACCCCTGCACCGGAGTAAACGTCACCAGCAGCTTCCCGTTCCGGGTCACCAACCGGTACCGCAACGTGTCCAACCAATCCTGCGGCACCAACTCATCGCACCACACATAATCCACCTCACCACCCTCAATCACCTTAATATCCTGCTTATAGTTCAAAAACCACACCTGATTCTGCATGTACACAGCCGTGTTATCACTAAACCCGTTCTTCTGTGTAAAACTGATCTGGATGTTGCTGTTTCGCTTGGCACCCTTCAACTCCGAAGGGATGTACTTGTAAAACACCGTCTGCTGCATCGCCACACTCGTCATGTGGCTGGTGTGAAAGCACCAAATCCGTATCCCGCGGTTCTGCGCACGCTCCTGAATCCACGGTGGAGTACTCCCCATGTCCGCTCCCACAAACGCCTGCACCATCCGCTTGGCTGCCCACTCCGTCTTCCCTGCCCGGTTACCACCCAACACCACCACCTCATTGTACTTACTCAAAAGCCGGTCCGCATCCGGCCAGGCCGGCAGCTCCGCACCATACCGGTAAGGGTCATCCAACTCGGCGCGAATCCGATTCTCGCGCACGATAAACAACTCCATCACCTTTTGCGACCCCACATTCGCAATCATCTTCTCCCGCTCCTTCTCACTAGGATTCGGCAAAGTCGCATGATCCGTCAGCCGGAACTTGAGAATCTTCTCCACAAGCCGCTTCTCCTGATCAGGAGTTAATTTTTCTGGAATGTTCATGTTGACCGTAGCTCCGTTTCTGTTAGGACTAGTCCGTTGGCCAAAATAGGTCAACCGTGTAGCCACTGGATATTCGCGTAAGGCGAGCCACTGGTGAAGGAGAGGTTCCCTCTGAATGAAAACCGGGGGGGATTAAAAACTCAGGTGCTGGGAGCCTGATACTTCCAAGTAGTCCACGAGAGCAGACTAGCGTAGGTTGACTCGGGTACCCTCTGCGCGTGACTTGGCAAGCGAAACGAAAGGCGACGGTGACGGTAGTGTCACTCTTCCATCGTGGAGCGTAAGTAACTGCAAAAGATTTCATCTTCTTTTAATCTTCTGTCGGAAGGGTTACTTATGCTCACTCAGGACTCTGGCTCTGGTAGCAGTTCTCTTCCTCTTACTTACAATATAATGCTACTTGTGAGAGCAACACCTAGTTGCTCGAGAGTGGAGCGTCATCTCTAGGAGCCGCTTCGGCGACGTAAGATGCGCGGAACAGCCGCACTTACTGCAGGTAACTCGCTCGTGGAACCACCATCTTACCTTCCTTCACCAGTATCTTTTGCCCAAGCTTCACCGCTTTCCCTCCCACAAAGACCTTCCCTACCGTCGTGTTCACATACCGCGGATTCGGATACCGCTGTGTCACCACCGCTTGACTCGCCAAGTCACCTGTATCGACTTGATCAAGTCCAGGCTCCAGCTTATGTGCTGCCACTATCGTCTCACTTGCTGCCACTATCGTCTCAAGTGACGCAAGTATGTCCTCACGATACACCCGCTTCACCGACTTGAAGCACCTGCGCTCCACATAATCCACATCCTTGACCAACGTAGCCAACTTAGCCGGCCACTTGTCCCCAAACACCTCTCTCATCTGCTTCTCACTTACCTGATACTTTTGTCTCATACCCTTCCACTATACGCTCAAAGATCACACGGCAACAAAAAGCTCTGCCACAAACATCACAACAAGCGACCAGCACAGAAACGCGAAACCGCACCAACAAACGCGCTCCCGCACCGCTAGGGCAAACACACCCGCAGCAGGGCGCTCACCACGGCGCAAGCAGCACAGTGCAACGCGCTGCAGGGGGCTCGTTTGTCGCAAAATTTTACAGGGGGGTGGATGCGTCGCCTTTTTCCCCTCCACAGCCTGGTCGATCCCCGCCCCCCCCTGCATGCTTTTGCGCTTACATGCATGCGTGCGCTGCACTCGAGCACTCGAGCGCGTGCGGGCGGGGGCGCAAATCAGGGGCGCGTGGGTGCTGGAGGGGGCTCAACGCATCCAGTTATCTCGGCAGCAAAAAGCGGAGCCCCGTCTCCAGAGCCCCGCTTGCGTTTGCCTTTGCGCTTTACCTTACCGCCTGCCCATGCGCTCTCCGATCCATTCCACCGCGCAGACAACGCCAGCAACGCAGAGCACCGCCACAAACGGAGCGCACACTCCTACGGCTGCGCGGATAATGTCCCATGCGCTTACCATGTCGCGCCTCCCTCCACGATGGACGCGCACGCATCACACAGTAAATCCCCCGAGTCTGTGGACCAAAGCGGCGGCGTCTCGCAATAGTCGCACGTTAAGCGATGCAAGCTTGGGGCAGTGTGAGAGCGTTTGCCGAACCCACGCGGCGTCCAGAATGGCAAATCGTCCATCCCGCTATTGGAGCGCCAGACTCCGGAGCGCCATTCGCCCTCGCCCTCATTGGCGATGACTATTTCCCCAGCATTGCTCAGGAGCGCGATCTTGCCATATCCAAGGCGCGCGACATCCCGCTCTATCTCGCCCTTGTCTACGCGCTCCAAGCTGAGCAAGTAGGATTCGGAATCTGTTTTATCGCCCAAGCAAGATTGATGCGATAGGACGCCATTGTGCGCTCCCACCCAGTACGCGGAGCGGACACCCGCAAGGTGGAATGGGTGACAATTGCTCAGGCTCTCGCTCCCATGCGTAGCGTATCGCCAATGCATAAGCGCTGGGGCCCCTTTGGGAAGCGCTTGGACAGCTTTCCATGCCTCAGGCTCTGAGAGGGTTTTTTTGACGTGTACACGCTCCCTTTTGACATAGGCCAAACCAAAGCCATCTGGATTTGCGTTCCATGCGTTATGAAATTCCTTGTGAGAGGGAAGCCAGTTAGAATTTGAGGGACGAACAACAAGTAGACACATAGAATTAAAGAGTGTGGGAGTGAATGATTTCAAGGGCGGACGATTTGAGTTTAGCGGCGGGAATTTGAGATTTAGCCAATGCTTCGAGGGAATTGACTAAAGATAGATTCTTTGCGATGCGTTCAGGATTTAGCGTTGCGCGGAAGATACGCCACTCAAGGCGGCTCTCCCTCACATTGACAGCGCAATATTTGCCACGCGATCCACGCGCAAAAGAGGCAAGATTACCCTGCGGCATCGTCCCAAAGGGAGCGCGCGGCGGGTATTCCGCGTAATGCGTGCGCCGTCCTGCTGCGCGCTCTAAGGCGATGTCACAGACGGTGAGAATGAAGCCCAAGCGACAAAGAGCACGTCTTGTCCATTGGATGCGATTAGTGCTAATATGCAATCCAGCGTCCGCATTTCTTATTTTAGGCAGATCCCAAGCGATGGCTTTATGTTTTTTAGCGCACGCTTGGACGGCATGCACGTCGGCGAGTAAATCCTCTGTGGATTGATAACACGATAGCACACACTCAACTCCCTTGTCCCTTGAGAGAGATCCGTCGCGCTCTAATATTAAAGGCGAGCCTCTCCAGTTTTCGAGATTGCGCGCCTCAATCGCAAAAGCGGAGCATGCACTTGAGTCCGGAAACTCCATCTCCAGCTCCATGCTCCAAGCGGGGGCATTGAGCGGAGCATAAGGGCGGGTTACGCTTTGATATTCACGGATTTTTCCCGCATCTTCATCATTTAGGCGCTCCTCATGCTCTCGATGGCATGGCGGGCAGTAATAATCCCCGCAGCCCGTTTCAATCAGGTCATCCGCCCGCACGCGCTC